AAAAGACTTATGGAAGAGTTGAGATCTAAGGACATGAAAGAAATAGAAATAGAGGGTACTCGAACAAATAAAAAAAGCTGACCACTTCACAGCGATCAGCCTCAATATAGAAACAAATTCCCGTTCATTCCCAACAAGTGCAATCTAGCACAAGTAACAGGATATTTCTATATGAAAGTTTAATGAAAAAGCAGATTAGTAAAGAGGAGGATCGATACTTCTTCGAGATAGATCAAGATCCTGAGTGGTCGCATATTGAGAGACAAGTAGTTATTCCGTTATTAACTGAAACAGGTAGATGCCTGGCAGTCTATCACGTTGATTTCCTAGCCTATTATAAGCCGACTAAGCAGCTCTACTTCATAGACTACAAAGGCAGTGAGTTCATGCGAGCCGCTACTAGGAGGGACTACCTACTAAAGCGCAAATACCTGCGATTAGAATACCCAGACATCCATTTTAGAGAGGTTATCGGCATGGGTAGCAAGCGAATCATTAAAGACAATCCGGGGATTCGAGAAGATAAGAAAGTCACTGAGTATCAAGCTCGGTTAGATCAATATTTAGGACAATTTACATTAAAGAAAGGAAAATAAAATGACAGAAGATAGAGAAATGACAGAACAAGAAGGTGAAATAATTTGCAGTAAGGAATTGCGAGTTGCTTTTGATGGAGTTCTACAAAAGCTAAAGAAAGCAAATGATCGTGATGGTAGTAGGGAGCGCTCGCTTTCAATTACAAAAGCTCAAGAGGCAATCATGTGGCTAGGTATGGATCTAAAGAGGCTTGCCGCCCCCAATCCATATCCAAATAGCTACAACCCTGAGAACGCTAAAGTAGAATCAACTGCGGATGGTTTAACGCTTTAATCCACAGCCCCTTCGGGGGCAACTTTAAAAGGAAACAATGAAATACTTAATACTATTACTTACATTACTAACAGCATGCGGATCAGTTGATCTAGAGAAGATTGATTGGAACGGGATCGGCGATCTAGTAGAGCAATGCCAAGAAGAAGAGTGCGAAACGTGCAAACCTACTGAGTGCCCTACTTGTCCAACGTGCCCAGATCCAATACCAACTCCAGAGCCGACTCCAGAACCAACAGCGCCGCCAATAGAGCCGCCTATTCTAGACAATAAACAAGCATTTAAGGGTGGCAATCTATGGAAGCCCGTAGCAGAGAATGGAGGGAATTTAGTCGTTTTGTTTAAGGCATCAAATCCAGACTTTGATAAATGCAGAGTGAAGCTTAAGTCAGGGCAAGATCATTACCTATATCAGTTAGCAGGATATGAGAGGACTAACGGAAATCGGCCAACGTTCAGAGCTACCAAGAAATGTAATGCTTTTAAGAAGGTGAAAGTCGTTTGTTATCTAGGTGAAGAGAAGGTTGTTTTTAGCGCTGGCAGCGACAAAGTTTGTGGGAGGTTTGAGTAATGAGAAGTCATCTAGCACTACCAGCCACCTCTGAGTATGAAGATTTCTGCCATGAATCAACCTCAATTGAGTATGAAGATTTCTGCCATGAATCAACCTCAATACCATTTAAAGAACTAAGAGGTATAGCCTCGGCAGTAATTTCAAGAGCCTTAAAGGATTCTCTAGGGCAAACAGGTATATCAAAGACAAGTTCAGGTGGCGATGGTCAGCACCAGAAAGCAATAAGAGCTGCTAAGGAGTGGTTAAGAGAGGATAGCTCCGAAAGGTACTCTTCTAATTGGTGGTTTAGTATTATTAGCTTAAATAAAAGCCGAGTACTAAAGACCATCCAAGAAGAAGGGTATGTCTACAAAGAGCCTAAAGAGTACAGAAAGAGAATACCATCTTACAAACTAGCAAGTTAGATTTTATAATATTCAATCAATGGACGAATTAAAACCAATGGATGCTACAGGAAAGCTGCTAGTACATCCTAAAAAGATCGCAGTATGGCTAGAAACTTACGCTCCAGAGATACACGAACTAGAGGAAGATCAGCAAGCAATCTGCCTTAAAGAGCTTATATCGGCTTTTGAGATTAAGAAGGGCATGGATGCGTAACACTTCCGAACTATAAAAGAATCTATGACTAAAGCACATGAGCCAAGTGGGCATCAAAGGCAGCATGTAGAGCGAATGAAAGCTTGCGCCCTTACTAATGCAGAAATAGCCTATATTGTAGGAATAGACGAAAAGACCTTAGTTAAGCACTATTCCAATGAGCTGGACTTTGGAAAGGCTAACATTAAAGCTCAAATCTCAGGCAAGCTAATACAGAACGCACTAGAGGGAGACAATGCCAGCATATTCTTCTACTTAAAAACTCAATGTGGCTGGCGAGAAGTTCAAGAGGTTGAGCAAACCGTTAAAATGCCAGATAAGCTAATAGATTCACCACCAATTACAACAAGAAAGGAATGGCTGGAATACTACAAAAAAGAGCAAATTCAGTAATTGAAGTTTCTCCATTTAAGCCACAACCTGGGCCACAACTAGCAGCGTTTGAGGCTACTTGGTGCTACGAGATGCTATACGGTGGCGCTCGTGGTGGAGGTAAGTCGATATTCTTACTAATGGACTATTTGCAAGACGTTCCAGCGTACGGCGAAGGTTGGCATGGCATGATTGTTCGTCATACCTATAAGCAACTAGAGCAATTACTAAGAGATGCGCAAAAGATATTCCCAAGTACCGGTGCATATTTCGAGAAGCAGCCCAAAACCTGGCATTGGCCAAATGGTGCAAGTCTTAAGTTTAGAAACCTAGAAACTGTAGAAGATACTGAGGACTATCAGGGGCATAGTTATCCGTTCTTAGGACTTGATGAAGGTGGTAACTATAAAGATGAGGAAGTTTATACTAGATTACTAGCAACTTGCCGTAGTGGTGACATTCCAATACCAACAGCTAGAGCTAGAATTACAGCAAACCCTGGAGGGCCAGGACATCATTGGATAAAGCAGAGGTTTATTGATCCAGCACCCTTAGGATATACACCAACACCAATATCAGCAGATGGAAAGCGAGAAAGAATCTACATACCATCAAGAATAACAGATAATAAAATCCTACTAGATAACGATCCTTACTACGTAGAAAACTTAAAGATGCAAGCAAACCCAGAGCTTGTAAGAGCATGGCTTATGGGTGATTGGGATGTTCAAATATCAGCATTCTTTCCAGAGTTTAGAAAAGATCGCCATGTAGTACCACCATTTAAAATACCTAGCCATTGGTATAGATTCAGATCTTTTGATTGGGGAAGCGCTAGACCTTTCTGTTGTTTATGGTTTGCAGTAGCAGACGGAACACCAATTAAGCTATCGGACGGAACAACTTTACATCTTACAGCCGGAGCACTTGTAGCGTATCGTGAGTGGTACGGAATGCAAGAGGGTAAACCTAACCATGGCATCGCCTTGCGGAACGAGGATATAGCAGCAGGAATTTGCCAAAGAACAGGTAATGAACAGATAGGCTTTACTGTTACTGATAGCTTACCATTCCAGGATCGTGGCGGCATTAAAATGGCTGAAACTTTCTATAGAAGCGGTGTCTCAATGAAAAGAGGTGACGATTCAAGGGTTCCAGGGTGGGGGCAAGTACGATCCAGATTACAGGGTACCGAAAGAGGACCTCTATTAGTGTTTTTTGATACTTGTATCCACACTATTAGAACTCTCCCGGCTCTACAAGCAGACAAGCACAACTTCGAGGATGTGAACTCAGATTTAGAGGATCATGCCCCAGATACAGTGCGTTTAGCTTGCATGGAACGACCAGTAATAAGAAAGCAAGTCACTCCAGCACATCTAAAACCTTTAAATGAGATGACCTTTGACGAATTACTCGCAGAAAACGATATCTACAGTGAATGATGTAGAGCAAGCCGCAGATACACCAGAAAAACAGCGTACAGCTAGGTGGTTTATTACTCAAATAGAAGCCGCAATTTCAGAGGGTGAAGCATACCGAGAAATCGGGGAAGAAGCCTATAAGGAATACGAATACCAGGCAGGACAAAAGAAGAATTTCGACTACAAAAAAGCACAAAATCAGCATATCGCATTATATTGGTCTAGTATCCAAACTATTGGCCCAGCAATCTATTCACAAACTCCAATTCCTATGCTAAAGCGTAGGTTTGATGATAAAGACGATATTGGCCGAGTCGCTAGTATTTTAGGAGAAAGATTCCTTAAGACTCTAGTAGATGATAGCCCGTTTGATGAAGTAATGAACCGAGTTACTAAGGATTACCTCATTCCTGGCATGGGATTACCTCGTGTTAGAAGTATTAATGTTCCAGAGCGTACTAATAGGTTTTACATAAGCGGCCAAGAAGAAGTGCCAGAGGGCATGCAAGTACAGCAAGAAGAAGGTAACGGATCATATTATTACGAGCAAATAGAGCCAGCTAGAGATTCAGTAGAGCCTGAATGGGTTCCCTGGGATAGTTATATATTTACACCTGGTGCTAGAACAGAACAGCAAGTTTGGTGGAAGGGGTATATTGACTTCTTTGACAAGGAGTCTTTTAAGGCAAGATTCGTAGACAATCCAGAGCTAGAGAATCCTATAGATATTAAGAAGATCAATTTTAAGTACAGCTCTAGAAACTCTGAGAATGATGAAAATGAAGTCTCTAGTAGTGACGAGGAAACTAAGGGAGAATTTGCTAAAGTTATTGAGCTCTGGGACGATAGAGCTAAGAAAGTCTATTGGATTTGCTTAGACTACAAAGAGGATTACTTGGACGAATCGGAAGATCTATATCATTTAAGAAAGTTCTTCCCTTCTCCTGTGCCAATGCTAGCAAGCGTAGGTAATAAGAATCTATATCCTATTCCAGACTACATTCAGACTAAGCACTTACTTACTAATATTGATTTCTTAGCTAACAGAAAGAATCGACTTATTAAAGCTCTTAGACCTCGTGGAGTATATGATCAGGACATGCCAGCTCTTAAGCGACTAGCCAGAGAGGCAGATGATGCTGATCTAATACCTGTAGAAAATTGGATGTCATTAGTTGATAAAGGTGGTCTAGGCGCTGTTATGCAGTGGGCTGACAACTCAGCAATCGCTCAGGCATTAATACAATGCTATGACGCTTTTGATCGTGAGAAACAAATCTACTACGAGATTACAGGTAATTCAGATATCATGCGTGGCGCTGCTAAAGCTAGCGAATCAGCTACAGCAACAGCTACTAAAGACAAGTTTATAGGCATCAGACAGTCTAAGCACTCAATGGAGGTTCAGCGAACAGCTAGAGACTTAATAGAGCTCATGGCAGATTTAGCTTTCCACATCCTAGACGATCAAGCGATCCTAGACATGGCAGATGCTAGCTATATTGCTGATGAAGATCAGCCGCTAATACCTCAAGCACTTTCACTATTAAGACAAGATAAGTTTAGAACTTTCAGAATCGTTATTGAAACAGATTCAACTATTGCAGTTAATAGTGACGTAGAGAAAGCACTAAGATTAGAGTTATTAGATACATTAATTGGCACACTAGAAAGATCAGTTAATATCTTAAGCAATATTCCAGAAGCTTCTGGTCTAATCAAAGATGCAGCCTTATATACACTAAGAGGCTTAAAACAATCAGCTAATCTAGAATCAAGCATAGAGGCAACTTTTGATGCAATCATCACTAGTCAGGAAGAGCAAGCACAACAAGAGCCGCCACCAAATCCAGAGATGATTAAGCTAGAGATGGAGCAAGCTATTGCTCAAGGTAAGCAGCAACTAGAGCAAGAGAAGATCAGCGTAGAGGCTCAATATAAGCAATTAGAGATGCAAGTTAAGCAAGCAGAGCTAGAGATTAAAAATAGAGAGATCACACTCAAGGAAGCTGAATTAGAGTTAGAGCGTGAAAGACTTGAATTTGAGGCCGAGAAGGAAATCACAATAGCAGACCGAGAGGACGATAAGTTAGAGATCGACAGAGAGTCTAGAGGTTTACCAACTAAGCGAGAGTTCACAAGAAGTAAGAGAATCACGCTAGTAGATGGTGGCGCTATTATTGAACCAATCATGGAACCTAAAGAAATAGCTCAGCCAGCATTAACTAACAAGCTAACTAATAAGAAAATAACATTAACAGATAATGGCGCAGTAGTTGAAGAGATGCCGGTAAATCAAGTTTTAGGGATAGAGAATAACAATGGCAGATAACGTAATAGTTGATAATGCTGATTTAACAGATTTCGGTGTCAGGTCTACCGAGAAGAGCAGTAAGCAAGTTCAGCACATGATTGTAGATATCGGTGGTAGTGGCGCTGAGAGCTTATTAGGTTCAAGTAATCCACTACCTGTAAGCGGAGAGAAGTCAGCAACAGCGACCACTCAATCGACAGTATCGGTGGGCACAGGGAGCACTGAGATTCTAGCAGCTAATTCAGATCGTAAAGGTGCTTATGTAATGAATATTGGATCTAATACTGTATTCTTTGCTTATGGAGCATCGGCCACTGTGGCAATGTTTCCTTTGGAAGCTGGAGCAAGTTTAAATCTTAAAATCGGTGATATTCTTTGGACAGGGGCACTTAATGGAATTGTAGCAAGTAGCACTGAGAACGTGAGGGTTATAGAAATATGAGAATTATAGCTTTACTTATTATAGTTTTACTTAGCAATCTAGTTTACTCACAGCCGGTTCCTCCTGGCCTTGGTAATGACAAGGTGTTAGAGAGACATTTAAAAGCAGTCAATTCACCTACTGATGAAGAATGTCTAACTTACGAATCAACTACAGGTGATTTTGAGTGGCAAGCTTGTGGTGGCGATCAAGATTTAAGCCCTTACTTTCAACTACCTGCATTAACTTCCGGCTCGACTCTATTCTCTAATGGAACTACTATTTCTCAAGATAATGCTAACTTCTTTTGGGACAATACTGATAAAAGATTAGGGCTTGGAACTTCTTCTCCAACAGCAAAAGCAGAAATAAACACAAATACATCGGCAACAAAGGGTTTAATCGTTAAAGGTGCAGCTTCCCAATCTGCGAATCTACAAGAATGGCAAAATAGTGCAGGAACAGCTTTGTCAGCTATTACAA